AGTGTCCGTCTACGCCGCCATGACGGTTAGGCACCGAGAACTGGCTGTTGGTGTCGGCCACGTTCGTGCCGTTCTTCCTCATCCACACGTCCGTGTCGTGGATGCTGGCGTCGGTGTTGACGAACTGGATGCTGAACTGGACGTTGTAAGTGCCCGCCTCATGCACGAAGATCTTAGATTTGCACGTCCCGGTAATGGTCGTGGACGCTACGGTCTGCGACGCGCTGACAACGTACGTTCCCGTGCTGCCGTCCGTGCCGGTCGTCTGCGACACGATGTAGGTGCCAGCCGTGACGCCCGTGCCGGTGAGGACCATGCCGGGGTATATAGGGCCTGCGCTGACCGCGGTCACGGTCATGGTGGTGCTGGCGGGGCCGATGGACGCGGTGAACGTCGCCGTGCGGTTTTGCAACTCGACGTTCCGCTCTATTTGGATCGTGTCGTAGACCAGCGGATATGCCGTTGTGGTAGATCCGTCGGGCTGGTTTACGGTGCTGTAAAACGCCCCAAAAACAGGGTTAGGCGCCTGCGGCGTAAGCGGCGGCGTAAGAGAAAGCCCTTGCACCTGGCTTTGCAACACGGCGATCTGCGACTCTTGTGCCGACCCGTCAGGCGCCGCCAACACGCCCGCAAGCTGCTGGGCCGCGGCAAACTGTTCGTCCGTGGCACTAGGTGGGCCAACCTGAAGGTCTTGCAGCGATGTCCAGTTGCCGCCGCCGCCGGTCAGATTGAACAGGTTAAAGAAAAACCGATACCACTCCCGCGACAACAACCCGGTGCGGTCGTCGATAATAGGGACGCGCGGCGCCGGGATATTGGTGATGTTAGGCGGGCTAGGCATTGGTCGGGCTGGCGCGCAGTTCAGCGCCCATAATGGCTATTTTTACCGCGTCGGTGCCAGACACCTCGTACACGCGGTCACGGATTTTAAGCGTCATCCCCAGCCGGCGCCAGAAGGCGCGTTTGCCGTAATTGCCTATAAGGCCAATAGAGGTCCAATGTTCGTTAGACCAAGTATGGCCGCCGTCGTCCGACCAACGCATCATGACCTGAGGATTATAGCCGGGGGCCGCTGGGTAACTGGTTGTGGCCAGGTACATTGGCGGTACAAACGGAATGGGATAATCGGGCACATCGGCTATAAATTCAAAACCATCGTTGGCTTCGGTAGTAAGCTCTTCATTAGACTCGGTGGCTAAATTATTTTGCACGTATTCAGCTATCAATATATCGCCATCTTCAGCCGTTAAATCTTCAGCGCTGTACGCGGGGTATTGTTCAAGCCCCACGCCCGTTTCGCAATCCAATTGCAAGCTGTGGTGCGTCGTGCGGAGCAGCGTATTTTGGCGCGGCGGAAGCGCCCGCCAAGACCGCAGCCAGCGTTGGATGTCACCATTGTCGGCGTACACATCCAAGTCAAAAGCATAAATATTTCCGTTCTCGTAATCGCCGACGACAATTTCATTGTTAAACGCCATTTGGCAGTTGCTGCGATGGCGCGTAAACTCGCCGTTGGTCCAGCCCGCGCGCTCGTGCCAGGCTTGCGTGGCGAGGTCGTACACCCACGTCGTATTGGCCTGCGGGAAGATCAGCACATAGAACGAATGGCCGTCCTGCTGGTATGTGTAGCCAATAGCGTCAGACAAATTGCCGTATTGCTGGATGTGCCACTCAACCGCATGGGTTGAGATGCGTTGGCCGACGTAACCATTAGCGCGGTACACCATCCCGCGCCCGCGCGCGTCGGCGCCTAGCCAGAACACGGTGTTGTCCATTTTAGCAACGGAATAGGGCGCTGTGCAGCCAAGTTCGTTTGACGCGCCTTGAATGCGCTGAAGAGGAAAATCCGCGGTGCCGGCGTCGTACCAAACTTCGGTAGAATTGGTGCCGAACAGCCAGATTTCGCGGTTGCTGACTGTAAGAGACACAAGCCCGTCAGGCGAACCTTCCGCGCTGGCAAAGTCCAACGGATCAACTGACAAACCATCCAGCAGACTTGTTACCCACACCTTTTGGCTGTTGGGTTCGTTAAAAACAAAATACCCGTCGATATAGCCAACAGTGACTGCGCCGGGAAAATCTTCGTCTGTGATTTGCCCGAACACATTGGTGCTGGCGTTGTAAATGTAGCTTGGCCCGTTGGCGGCTACAAATAATTGCGTACCGTTATCAGACATGGATACAGGGCCGCTGCCGGCCACAATGCCCAGCGCCGTTGCGGTCCAAGAAGCTGTAATTTTGTAAAGCAAATTACCGGACACGGCGTACCCAAATCCGCCGAATTGCCATAATCCTCGAATTGGGCCGGCGCCTATTTCAGCAAGAAACCTTAAACCTGGCGCCCGTTGAAGAAACGCCGGTTCCTTGCCGCCTTCCGGTACAAGTTCCGGAAAAAGGTTGACCATGCGGCTGTCCGCAGCATTAACGCTGCGGGCCACATACGTTGAGCCAAGGATCGGCGTTTTCATAAATTACGCCAGCACGGCGCCGCGAAGCGACACAGCCCACCAATCAGTGCCAAGGAACTGAAGAATACAGGCGTCGCCGATAGCGTTGAACGTAATGGTCGTACCCGCGCCAAGGTTGGTAGGCGTCAAAATGCCGGTGTCGCCGCCGGCGGCCTCTGCCACATACACAATTACCTTGATCTGACCTTCCACGCCGTCCGCCAACGTCAGCGCGTTACCTGTGGCAGTAGAAGTAAATTTGGTGGTTAATTGCGTGATATTGACCGCGCCAGCGCCAGACAAGGCTTGCGCGCCGCCAACAATAGGGCCGCTAAAGGTTTGCGTGCCCGTAAACGTCTGCGCCGCATCCGTGCGCGCTATTGACGCGCTGGTAGACGGAAACGTCATGGTGGTAGAATCGGTGCCCGCAAGCGTAAGACTGTGATTAACAGTAAAAGTTTTGGTGTCCGCTATCGTTAAAGTAGCCGCCGTTGCCGGGGCGGTAAACGTTACCCGATTTATAGTTGTAGCGGTTGCAGCACCAAGAACCGGCGCCACCAAAGTAGGGCTAGTAGATAAAACAACATTTCCCGCGCCCGTAGAAGTTGTAACGCCTGTGCCGCCGCGTGCTACCGAAAGCGTTCCTGTAGTGCCCGCAATAATTGGAATACCAGTGGCATTGGCAAAAAGATTTGTGAACGTAATCTTTTTGGTAATGCTGCTTTGCACCAACGGGTAAACGTCGGTTCCGGAAGTTGTGGTGGCTTCAGGAAGCTGAGAGATAGCTACGGTGGTCATAATGTCACCTCAATAATTGCCGGCAAAGATGTTGTACCGCTGGCGGGTGCCAACGATGCTGTATGGCAGCGCCATGATGTCGTCGGGGTTGTTAATGCGCTTTAGGTCACGCTTAGAGGTCATAGCGATACGCTGGACCTGCGGAGAGGGTTCGACGCCAAACTCAGGCGCGATTTCGCAAGCCAAGTTATAGCGGAAACACCTCAGATAGCCAGGCGGAAACGCCAGCGTTGTAGCCAGATTAGCGGGTTGCGTCAGTGGTTGGACCGACACGATGTGGAACTCCAGCACCTTCGTCGGCACCGGGTAGACGTACATTTCAATGTTAGGGTACGTCATGTTAATCCACAGTACCTGCGGGTATGTGCTGGTCACGGTTTTGACCGCGATGCCGTTGTACTGCTGTTGATTGATCAGCTTGAGGCCGTAGGAAATGCCGGACGCCGGATCGCGGAAATATGTGCTGTCTTCAACAAGAATGGGCCGATCACCCACAATATCGCCGGTCGGCCCAAAGGTGCGCGAAATCGTGCCGGGTGGCCAAGTCTCAACCTGATCTTGCGTGGAAAACACGGACAGCCGTTCCGTGTTCCAACTGTCGATCATTTGGTTGAGGGCGTTAAGGGCGTCTTGCGAAGTTTCGGCGGAAGGCGTTTCGCCTTCTGCTAATACGCCTAAAAGCCGAAGCGCCCCATTTATTTGATCACCCGCCGTTGCCATCGCTGTCGTCCTCTTTGGTTACGCGGGGGCGGCGCCGTCGGACGGCCAGCCCGTTGACAGGTTCATCTTCCGGCGCAGGCGCCGGCGCGGCGGGATTATAGCGCATCCATCCGCACTCTTCATCATAAATTGCTTCGGCGTCCATAGTGGCCACCTTAGTGCCGTGCTGGGGGTGCGTCAGGTAAATAACAGCCATGGTTCACCTAAAAAGGGGGCAGGCGGCCTTTAGGCCGCCTGCTAGTTAAGACGCCACAAGCGGAATGGAGAACCAATCCGTCGTGTCGTACGCTACAAAAAAGCAAGCGGTTTTGGCCGCCATGCTGAACGCCGTAGAGCCTGCCACGCCGTTAATCTTGGCGCTGCCAGGCGCGTAGACCTTCAGAATAGCGTTGGCGGTGTCGTCATTTTTTACCGCAATAACGCGGCCCGCGGTAGGCGCGGGGATGATAACACCTTTGGTTGCGTCAGCAGCCGTCACCCAGTTAAATGAAGCCGTCATGGCCGTTGCGTCGGCGCGGGTGGACCCGGCCGCAGCAGGCTTGGCGACGTCAAGGTTTAACGAAGTAAGAGCCACAGTGGCGCCCGTAATAGTTGGGCTTGTGATAGTAGCGCCGGAAATAGTGGCGTTGGCGATTGTGCCACCGGAAACTGCCGCGCCAGTAATAGTTGTGCCGGCAACGAGTTCAGGGTCCGAGTAAGCAACACCAACTGGTTTGGTATTCGGCATCGAAAACCTCCTTTAGCGGTTGGCCCCTGCCGAAGCAGGGGCCGGGTTGCTTACGAAATCGCGTACAGCGCCCAGGAACTATCACCCAGACGCCGAGCGCGGAAGGCCCGCACGGTGCCCGCGGTGGCCGCAATGGTCATAAGACCCTGCGAACCGCTGGAGCCGATGGTCCACCCCGTGTTGGTGGTCATCGTGATAACGCCAGCCGTCGTCGTGTTGATGACGCTGAAGTCAAACGAAGACCCCACTTTAGAGTTGTTTAGGTAGGCGTCCAAATCGGAAGCCAACGGCAGCGTGTAAGCGGCGGTCGTCGTCGGCGTACCGATGATGATGCCGTTAGTAAGCTGCGCGGATGTCAGCGTCGCGCTGTCCGTAGCCGTCGCCGGTACGGGAACAGTGACGATTTCCGGTTCG